AATTCCCACAAAGTCCTGTGCGTGGAAAGCTAGATTTAAGTTTAGTTAAAAGGTCTATCTTCTTTTGCATATAGTCTTTTTTTCGCCATATTGTATGCAGTACTGCAATTAAGTTCCACTTGTAGCTAACTGAACAAATTCGTTTGGTTGGCTATTTATCAATCAATCATAAGGAGTAAAATATGAGTGATATTACGACAAGAGTGAGTGTCGTTGGTGAAAGCATTTTTCCACATCTTAACCGACCTGACGTTAGATTTAACGACTGGGGAGAATATAAGGTTACGTTGAAAATAGGCAAACAAGACGCTTCGGCTATGGTTAAATTATTCGACCAAGCTATTGAAGACAGTCTAGGTGCTGCGGAAAAAGAAGCTAAAGGTAAAAAAGTTAAACCTGCACCAAGACCTTACAAAACTGAAGGAGACAATGTTTTCTTCAAATTCAAAATGAGAGCATCAGGTACTAACAAGAAGACTAATGAAAAGTTTTCTCAAAGACCTGCTCTTTTTGATGCAAAGAAAAATCCCATACCTGCAAGTCAGAGTATTTGGGGTGGCTCTTTAATGAAAGTGGCTTATCAATTAATACCTTACAACTCACCTGCAATCGGTGCAGGAGTAAGTGCAAGATTGAAAGCTGCTCAAATAATCAAACTAGTAGAAGGTAAAGACCAAAATGTCTTCAAAGAAGAAGATGGTTTTGAAGCTACTAAAACGGAAGAAACTAACTCAAATGAAAAGGCAAATGCAGAAGTTCAAACGAGTTCAGATTTCTAAAGACGTTTGGTTAAAGTCAGGATTGGAAGAAGCTATCCATATTTTTCTAACAGGTAAAGATATTGATTTTACTTATGAAGGAATGCGAATAGACTTCTCCCAACCTACTCAAAAGAAATATTACACACCAGACTTTCCTATTAAAAAATCTTTTATTATTGAAAGTAAAGGTTCATTCAATTCAGCAGATAGAAAAAAACATAAATTAATAAAAGCACAACACCCAGATTTAGATATTCGATTTATCTTTTCTAATTCAAAAACAAGAATAGGTAAAAAATCAAAAACTACTTATGGCAAATGGTGTGATTTATTTGGTTTTAAATATCACTGTATTCAATCCACTAAAAAACATTTCCCAGATAATTGGTTAAAGGAGATTAAAACAAAACAAAATGGCACGACAAGAAACTAGTTATATAGTAATTCACTGTTCTCAAACGAGACCATCTCAAAAGATTGGTGCTAGAGAAATTGACAGATGGCACAGAGAACGTGGTTGGTTAAAAATTGGCTACGGAGTTGTCATTAAAAGAGATGGAACTATAGAACAAGGTCGAGAAGATGATGAAGTACAAGCAGCAGTTAAAGGTTACAATCATACTTCTTTTAATCTTTGTATAGTTGGTGGTGCTAAAGAAGAAGACTGGAAACAATCAGAAGATAATTTCACTGCTGAAACTTGGGAAAGTCTTAAAAAAGAATTAACAAGATTAGTCAAAAAATATCCTGATGCAAGAATTGTTGGTCATTATGATTTAGACAAAAATAAAACTTGTCCGAACTTTGATGTCCAAAATTATTTATTGCATGAAGATATTCCTAATTACAAATTTCAAGATGGCTTGACGAATGAAGCTGATTTAGAGGAACTCCGCAATGATGGAGTTATCTAAAGAAGATAAATTTCTTCGTCATGCTCCTTGTTACAATTGCGGCAGTAAGGATAATTTAGCCATATACACTTCACATTCTTACTGCTTCGGTTGCAAAATTTATATCAAACATGATGGTCAAGTTCTTGACCAACCACCAATACCGAAAAAGGAATTTAAAGACATGATAACAACAGGAATTAATGAAGCACTTCCGAAAAGGAGAATTAATTCAGAAACCTGTAAAATATTTAATTATGAGACTGGAATATATAATGGTAAGCGTTGCCATATATCTAATTATTACGACAACAAGTATAATAGGGTAGCACAACATTTACGCTTTCCTGACAAATCTTTTATTTGGTTAGGCAATACAGACAAAATTTGTTTGTTCGGTCAAAACCTATGGAGAGATGGTGGAAAAATGATTGTTATTTGTGAAGGTGAACTTGACGCAATGTCAGTTAGCCAAATGAATAATAATAAATATCCAGTCGTTAGTGTTCCATCAGGAGCAGCTTCAGCAAAGAAATATATTAAAAGAGAATTAGAGTGGTTAAGTAAATTTGAAAAAATTGTACTTTTCTTTGATAATGATGAAGCAGGAAATTCAGCAAGTATTGAATGCTCAAATATTCTTCCAGTTAAAAAAGTTAGAATAGTTAAAGCACAAGGTAAAGATGCAAACCAATTATTAGTTGATGGTAAAGGACATAAAATTATTGATGCTATCTGGGAAGCAAAAGCATTTACACCACAAGGAATTATAGAAGGTTCTGAAACTAAAGATTTACTTTTAAGAGAAGATTATATTGAAACCTTTCCTTACTGTTGGAATGGCTTAAATAAAAAATTAGGCGGAATTAGACTTGGAGAAATAAATTTATTAACTGGTGGAACTGGTACAGGTAAATCACAAGTTTGTAGAGAAATTGCATATCATTTAATTAATCAAAAAATCAAAGTTGGATATATTGCTCTAGAAGAAAGTGTCAAACGAAGTCTTCAAGGTCTTGTATCAATTTCATTAAATAAATTAATTCATATTCCAGAAATTAAAAAGAAAACTTCTAAAGAAGAAATTATAAAATCATGGGAACAAGTAAAAGATTATGTTTGTTTCTACGACCATTTCGGAAGTTCTAGTTCAGAAGATTTAATGAACAGAATTAGATATATGGTTAAAGCATTAGATTGCAAAGTAATTTTCCTAGACCATATTTCAATTGTAATAAGTGAAGTTACTTCTTCTGAAAATTCTGATGAAAGACGTTTGATTGACAACACAATGTCTTCGTTAAGAAAATTAGTAGAAGAATTAAAATGTGGAATATTTATTGTATCGCATTTAAAAAGACCTGAAGGAAAAATTTCACACGAACAAGGTTTACAAGTTAGTCTTGCACACCTTCGTGGTTCGCATTCTCTTGCTACTATACCAAATCAAATTATTAGCTTTGAAAGAAATCAACAAAGTGAAACAGAAAATAATATTTTAACTGTCAGAGTTTTGAAGAATAGATTTAGTGGAGACACAGGAGTTGCTTCAACATTAATTTATAACAAAGACACTGGTCGTTTAAGTGAAGGTGATTTTGATGAATAACAATTTATTAACTAAATTTATTTTATCTTTTTTAGTAGAGAAAGATGATTACTTAAAACTTTCACAAACACAACAGCAGCTAGTTTTTGAAACATGTAAAACTATTATGACTGCCATTTATAACGCAATTAAATATAAAAATGTTTATCCAGTTATAATGTGTGGAGATGCTGAAGCGAAGAATGTTATTACTAAAGCACTTCAATCAGTCGAACATATACTTCCAAGTACAGACAAAATTACGATTTCACTAATACATTAAAAATATGAAACTAATATTGGACGTGGAAACCAATGGTTTTCTCGACAAACTAGATTTCAAAGTTCATTGCATGGTTTGCAAGGATATAACAACTGGAAAAGTTTATAGTTATAATCCTGACCAATTGAATGATGGTCTACAGTTACTAAAGAAAGCTACATTATTAATTGGTCACAGTATTATTGGATTTGATATTCCTGCACTTACTAAATTCTTTGGTAAGAAATTTGAATTTGAAGGTGCAGTGCTAGATACACTTTTATGCTCACGTCTTATCTGGACAAACAGAAGCGAACTTGATTGGCAGTATAAGCACTTACCGCCAAAACTATATGGGAAACATTCGTTAGAAGCATGGGGTTATAGAGTAGGACTTCGTAAAGGAGATTTTCAAGAACACAATACTTTTGATTTCTGGACAAAAGATATGCAGGATTATTGTGAAAGAGATGTTGAAGTTACATTCTTATTATACAAATTAATTGAAGCCGAAAATTATTCTAAAGACGCAATTAAATTAGAACACCAATTTGCTTATTGGATAGTTAAACAAGAGCAAGGTGGTGTGGATTTTGATGAAACGACTGGTCAGTCGTTACATTCAATCCTTACTAAAAGAAGGTTAGAGTTAGAAGAAAAACTTTCTCTAACCTTCGGAACTTTAAGAAAATCTATAGGGTTTAAAACTTATAAAAGAGATAATAAAAAAAGAGGAATTAAAGCAGGTGTTCCAGTAGAACAGTTTAAAAACGAAATTTTTAATCCTAATTCAAGAGACCATATAGCATACAGATTGAAACTTTTAGGGTGGAAACCAAAAACATTTACCGCAACAGGAAAACCAGAAGTAACTGAAAAAGTCTTAAAAGAACTTTCTTATCCTGAAGCAAAATTAATATCAGAACATTTACTAATTCAAAAACGTCTGGGTCAGCTTTCTGATGGCAACCAGGCATATCTTAAATTAAATCACAAAGGAAAAATTCATGGAAAAATCAACACAAATGGTGCAATTACAGGTCGCTGCACGCACTTTAATCCAAACCTTGCACAAGTTGTTTCAAAAGCCAGTAAGTATGGGAATGAGATGCGTCAGCTTTTTATTTCTCCTGCCAATATGGCTATGCTTGGCATTGATTTTTCTGGGTTGGAGCTTCGTTGCTTGGCAAATTACTTGTATCGTTATGACAGTGGTGATTTTCAAAAAACATTACTTGAAGATGATATACATACCAAAAATCAAAAACGTCTTGGATTGGACAGTCGTGATAAAGCTAAAACTTTTATATATGCTTACATTTACAATTGCGGAGATACGAAACTCTCTCAACTACTTGATGTCTCTATTTCAGAAGCAAGACGAATAAGAACTACATTTG